GTGTCCACGGCAGATACGCAAGTTTAATGCGAGTGCTACCCCACAAAATGTTGATGCCCATGACATCTACAATTTGGTATCCGCTGAACGCAGAAGGAAGCGTAACCAACTGAGCATCCGTTGTTTGGGTGCCTGTGTTGTTTATAACGTACTGCTCAACACCCTGATTAAGCGTGACTAAACCAACAATCTGTTGACGCAAACAACGTGTGTCTTTGCACACGCGGTTACGCGCCTCATTGATGTAGTCAGTTAATTCAGAGTCCGACCAATACTGCCCAACGGGGTCATGCAGTAATCTGCGAACTTGAGTGATATACGTTGAAAGTGCCACTCAACCTCCGCATTTACTGTCCCCCGACCACATCCTCCAAATCTAGTGCATCAGACGGGGAGAGAGTTTTACCCCTCTCCCCGGCCTCCGCACCAACATCGGCCAGGGGGGTTGGGCTGTTGGACTTTGTACGACGCGGTTTGTTAACCGCAGCCGTAATACTGGTAGATGGATTTGGGACTTCAGAGAACTCAATCGCGTTTAAGCGGTTAAGCGCATCCTTCATTCTAATTCTGTCAGTCAACCAACCAAGACGATGAAACGCATTAGTCTTGTCAGTCACGCCAAATCCGAAGATATGCGCGGCAACATGATTGTGTACGTCTGTCGGCTCATTGATGTCAAACAAGTAAGCAACGCCATCGTACATACCTTCGATAAGTTCGCCAGTACGATTGGTGACTCTCACATATTCAGACAAATCTAGAACACCCATTTCACACCCCCCTTACTAATTACAAGACAATCGAGAACAGGCTATTTGCGGTCGTGCCTGCTGCCGAGATTTGGTCATACGGGCCAAACCGCAACTGACCGTTGGCGCTTGCAGCAAGCATCGTGCGGAATGTTGGAGCGGTAGACGGCGTAACACCCGTAGATGCGTCAAGCGGAATAGCATCGTTCGTTGAATTGTACAACCCGGTGCAATTTGCACCGAGGTTAAGGTTTACAGCCTGCACAGTTCCGTAGTACGGATAACCGCCAGTTGTTGCAAACGAACCCGTTGTACCTGACGCCAACGTGTTAGTTGCCGCGCCCGACAAAAGCGCCTGCTGAAACACGGGGTAGAACACGGGAATGACCGACGCGCCCGAGAACGTCGCAGCCGATACCGTTGTGTAAAACGTCAGCGTTGTGGTGCTTGGAATTGTCAAAATACGGAAAGTATTACCCGTCAAAACGCCCGTGCCGCCAGTAACGGTGGCGCTTGCAAACTTGATGAAGTAATTCGGAGGGACGTTAGCCGACGGGCTGAACGTCAAACCGTGTGCGGTGGTAAACGTCAGCGTAGCAATGTAGCCCGTGATGTTAGTACCGGCAACCGTACCCGCCGACGTTGTGGACAACGACAGAGCGTTGGCCGCGTTGGTGATAGCAAACTGCGAAATGGTTTGCTCTGCAAGGTAGTCTGAACCACCTACTGCAATCTTTAAATCTGACATTTCGTCTCTCCTTAGATAGCGATTGGGGTAAAGCCACCAACCTTCACGCAGGTCTTTGGCTTTGTAAGGACGAGTTCGGCAATCGTGAGAACCGCGCCAATGTAACCCAACTGATAGTTGGACAACAGCGACTCAAAGCCCGTAAACGCAAACGACGCTTGGTCGTGAACGTACAGGTTGAGGTAATTGCTGTTGAGGAAATACATCGTGCCTTCTGGGCAATACGGATCGGCGTAAACCGGAACACCGGCAACGTCGAGCGCACGGAAAGCCGAACGAGGACGATCACCGTCGCTGTCAAAACCGTTACCCGGCTGAATCTGGTATGACTCAGCGGTCATAAAGTCCTGCGCGAGAGCAACCCATGTGCCAATACCGCACACCGCAAAAGTCGGCATTTCAGAGCCGTATTTCTGTGCCGCCGAAATGTACTGGAGTACGTTCTTACGGGTTGGGGCCGTGTTGACGTTCTGGTAATACTTCGACTGCCACCAAGGGTACGAGGTACGGTTGATGTTGCCGTAAGTTACCAACTGGGTGCCGTCATCGACTGCGCCCGGAAGGCCAACCAACTGCTGAGTCGAGGAGGTGTTGTTATACAGCGCGTTAGCAAACGCATCGATCATGCTGTTGGTCGCGTCGTTCATACGCGCTTCGATGAGCGGGACAACCGCGTGATCCATCTGAACCGCGCCTTCCATTCCAAGGAACGGAATTGGCGTGACGATGGCCTTGAGGTTGAACTCACCGAGGAACGCACCTTGCTGCGCCTGCGGCTGGTTAAACGAGCCAGAATAGTCAGTCCATTGGCTGTTAACGAACGGCTGCCCCTGTACTGGGACAGATACGCTCGAAACACCGCCGGAAGCGGTCTGGGTATTAGCCAGAAGCGCGGCGATGACCGGGGATGACTGGTAAATCTGAACGACCATCTTGGGAATAAACGCCCTACGGGTAACGTAGGTAAGTTCGTTCGCAATCGGGCCTGCGGCGGGTACGATGCCCTGTCCAAAAACTGCCATGACTTAACTCCTAAGTTTCAAACGTCATGCCGCACCGCCCCCGCAGCACATGATTACTAAAATCAACCAAAAGACCGTTTTGCCTTCAATTCGTTGATGGCTTCAAACGCAGCCTTGCGGGCAAACATTTCTTTGTTTTTCCACAAATCTTTGTTTTCAGGCATCGTCATCGGCGTGATCGACTCCGGCGTCGAGGGCGCAAGTTTCTTTTGCGCTGAGACGTAACGGATAGCCGTGTCATAATTTCCTATGGATTCATCAACCATAGCCTTCTCAACCTCATCGGGGTCGAGACCCGCCGAACGAATCTTAGAATGGGCTTCCTTGCGGCGTTCAACTTGCAAGAAATCCAAACGCTCTTTGCGTTCTGCATCCAACTTGGCCTCAAAATCTTCTCTCTGCTGCGCGAGAGCATCTTCAAGGTCAATGTCAGGCGCTGACATATTCGGGTTCTTTTTCTTTGCTTCACGCCGGATTTGCTTTTCAACTTCCGGGTTCTGCTTTACGAACGCGAATAACTTCAGGGCTTGATCCTGTTGTTCTGGCGTAAGTTCTTCAAGTGACGGCATAACGGTACTCCCCTGGCCTGTCTAAATTAATACGTTTTAACCGGAACTTTACTAATAGTGCCGCCCGGCGGGCGTACCTTCATATCGTTCACCGTTGTTCCGCGAGCCTTACCGGAAGTAAGACCGCCCAACTGCATATAGCGCGGCGGGTTGCGGATTTTGTCGCTAGTGGAAGCGTTGTCCTGCGGGTCACGAATCGTGAGCGAAGTGGACGGATCAAACAGACGATCACCTGGCATGGTGGCGTTTCCTTACATCGGGGTTGGGAGAGGGGCAGGGCCTGCCGGAGCCGGGAGTCCCGGCGGCGGCTTACCGGGGCCTGCAAGCCCCGACACAGCCTGCGCGATTTCGGCAGGCATGAGTTCTTTGTCTTTGCCTTCGGTTGCCCCGAAAGCCTTAGTTAGCGTTCCAATCGCTTTCATAATCGCTTCGCCTTCTGGCGTAGTCGGTTGGAACGTCTGTAAAGATTGGGTCAATTTTTTGACCATTACTTGAACGTCAGCCCTTGCTCCTGCCAAGTTCCCTTCTTTTGGGGACGGGGCCATCATGGGCGCACCGGCAGGGCCGGGGGTGGCCCCGGGGCCGGGGGGCTTGGCTGCGCCTGCTAAAGCCTGCGCTATTTGAGGGGGTACGCTCATGGGATGTTTCTACAACCCGAATAATTTGAAAGTCAACATTTCGATATAAAAAGGCCGCTAGACCTTACGGAACTAGCGGCCAGAAGGGCTACGGGTAGTCCCGGAGCGCAATTACTTGCGCTTCGACTTCCGACCGCCACGCTTGGCACGACGAGCCATGGTGTATCTCCTTGTTAGCGTTAGCCCCCCTAACGATTTTATTTGGCATTAACGGCGCATTTTGCGCTTATGAGCCCGCTTACCGCGCTTCATTTGCCTGCTCCCTTGATGGGTGTAACTTTTGCCGCCGACGCTTGGGCTTCCTGCTGCTGCTTTTGTTGAGCAGCCTGCTGTTCAGCCTGTTCCATTTTCTGGAGTCTTTGTTTTAGCAACTCTTTCATTGGAACGTCAAGCAAATCTATAAGCGACTCTCTATCAATCGCTTTGGCCTTAAATAACTCAAATGCCAAGGCGCGTTGATCCTCTTGGAAGATCGGAGAATTGCTATGCGCGTCCACCTTGACGATAAATTTATCGGTGAACTGGTCTGCAATAAACTCAATGCCCGTGTCCGAGCGCATACGGGATTTGTCGTATGCCTGTTTGATTTGCAAAAACAACGTAGCAACTTTTTCTAACTGATCTTCAACAACCAATGCACGTTTTTTGGCGCGTGATGCGCCCAGTCTTGCAAGGTTAGCCGCGTGTCCTTGAGAACGAACGCCTGCTTCGCCTTTACCGGCCATGACGTTAGTTATGCCGGATGCTTCTTCAAACATGGAATCAATTTCACGAATTTCTTTATACAGGTCAAGCGGTACGGTTGGAGCCATCGGCTCTAACTTTGCTCCCGGCATATCTGCTGACAACAGCCCATTAGGGCTATCCAGAGTGTCGGCCATTTCATCAATGGCACCTTGGAACCCAGAACCAAATTTAGGCGGGTGCGCTTGTAAATTCAGCATATGCTGAATTTGTTCCATGCGCTCATTTCTCATCCGCTGTAGCGGAATCAATTTGTCTACTTCTGAGTATCCCCAGAAAAAATCATGCGCCGGGTTCGGAGAAACCTGAATAAACGGAATTTCGTTTTTAATAAACACCGATTCAATCGGGCGGTCAAAAATAACAACGCCAGGTTCTGCAATCGTAACAATGCGGAAATCCTGTATTTCATCGTCAAAAACGTACAATTCAGACATCTGAATAAGTTCTTCAGATACCTTGGGTTTGTATTTGCTGCTTTCGCCAATGTCTAAATTTACGTTACCAATCATTGTGGGATTTGATTGGCTAGTTACAATTCTTTCTAACGCCGTAGCCGATTCCATTTGATTAGGCTTTGGCGTAGCCGTCAGCGACTTTAGAATTTCATCGGTGCGCGGGTGCGGAATGTTCCGCAATTCGTATTCCAACTGCCCCTTGGTAATGAAATACGATTGGCTAAACGCTTCTTGACGATGCAGCCCATGTATGTCCTCGCGCAATACGCCCATGTCAAAAGGCTCAACAACAAACGGTTCAATCTGCCCGTTGTTGATACGCATTTTTACAAACATTGATCCGTAGACAAACGCCCATTGCAACGCCTGACTAAAAATCAAGTCTGTGTTAGAAGCGTGCCAATCTTCGTTAAGCGACCGCATCATGGGAATGACCATCGTTTTGTTGAGGTCAGATGCGGACGGCGCAAGGTCGATAGAGAAACGAGTTGTCTCTGAGGAATACATCAGAGCGTTTAACTGATCTACATGAGGGTAGATTTTGTTAATGGTGGTAGACGTAAGTTCCGGCCCACCGCCATACAAATAAAATGATCTCCACAGAGTGTACTGTCTACGACGTTCGTTTCGAGTAGCCGTACATTTTTGGTTCAGTTCGATATAGAACGCAAACAGTTCTTTTTGTGGAGGCAGTTTCATAGGTTAGTCCACGCTTGGAAGTGAAGCGCGATAACTCCCTTGGATAATTGGGGTAGGCTTGGGCAACACAGTACCTTGCAGCGCGTTGCCGCCAGTCATGCCCATTGAACCGGCAAAATCGCCTGATTTCAATTTGTTGGGTACATCAACCCAACGAGGGCTAAAGTCCTGACCGGATTGGAGGTTTTGCATAACGCTTTGGCCTCCTTGTTTATCGACTTTGATGTCTCGCAAGCCAAAATCTGCGGCAATGTCACGCTGTAGCGCGTCCATTTTGCCGGTCACAACATTCCGAGCCGCAGGAGCCGTGCGGAATTCTCGAACAACAAAACGCGGCGAACAACCGTGAGGGCAACCGGGAGTCACATCTTGCTCCACAATTTCCTCAAACGGCCCGTGCGCTTTGCAGGCAAATTCTTTAAGTACAGCCACAAACAGCCCTCCTTTTGCTTTTTACACCCGACCAAATGGATTAAGCAACCGATTCCGGCTTTCCGGGTCATGGCGGGGGGCCATAACAGGATCGGTGCGTTTCAAACTCACTTGCAAACCCCGTGTCGTAATTCTAACGCTGCCTTGGTAAAACGGCGGGCATTGCAAAGGCATTGGAATATCAACATTTTTTAATTCAAAATCAAGAACGTAGCCGCGTTTGTCGCGCTTTTTGACTAACGGAATAACAATGCCAGACAAGATTTTTTGCAGAGCGGCGGTAATGCGAATACGAACGCTAAACCGATACCAATGAAAATCGCCGCTGCCAAATGACCGTTTGAACCCGCTCCAGTAAGCGCGGTCGATGCCCATAGCCGTCAGAATCATGGTGGGAGAACCTTTGTACGGACTATTTGGATTGGTGGTCAACCACAGCCAAACGTGCTGCAAATGACGGTCACTCCAGGCTTTCTCATCGTCAGCGCCTATTGCGGTGCTAATTTTTGAGCGCGGCCCAATTCGATTCATGTACGGTTCACCGCCCTGTTCTTAGACATACGGACGGTAGCCGTGCTCTCGGTCTTGTTGTACAGAATTCCCAAGTCTTTCATGTACGACCGAACCATACGCGGCCCTGCAACTTCAACGCCTGTTCGCAACGCCATGTCTTTTTGGGATTGCTCTGCTTCGTACAAAAACCCTTGAGACATGAGTTTGGTACGGACTTGATCGTTCCACGCCAGAATTGCCAAGGCTGCGGCAATCACGCGGTCATCTTTGCGGTGGTTAGGCGCGGCAGGTGCCGATCCGGCTTCCCGTTGAATAGAGGTCATTTCGCTGACCAATTCCTTAGAAACGGGATGGGCCATCTTACGCTCTACATAATCTCGGAACGTATTCATCATTCGTTCTTTCATTTGGAAATTGGTCTGGGTATGCAAAGCCCCAGGAGTTCCATAGATAGAATCGTATTTCCGGTACATAAAGTCGCGCATAGAACCCAGAACGTCTCTAAGTACGGGCTTGGCTTGGGAAAGCCCAAACGACCGTTCTTTACGCATATTCTGAATTTCGTTTAGCACGGCATGGCCGGGGCCGCTTACTTCAAGGTTGAAAGTGCATGGCCCATAGGCTCCGGCAAGATAGGCGATTGCCCAAGCAAACTGGCTAGTTGTAATGTCCTGATCGACATATTCTGCAACTTGCTCGATACGGTCTGCCCAGACGCGCCAGACGCTAATAGCAAATTGGTCTGCGTTTTCGGATGAGCCATATGCCGGATCAGCGCCCAGTACATAGAAAGCATTTTTGTCAGGATTCTTCCAAACTTTGAGCGTAGCGTTCTTGGCTTGGCTTTGGATTACTTCCGTTTCAATAAAGTTTTCCCGGAAGGTTAAGCGGTAATAGTCCGGCGCTTTAAGCGCGTTCACATCCTGATACAACCTTGACAATTCAATAGACGAGAAGAACTGCGACCCGCTTGCCTGGAACGCTTGGTTTTCTGTCCAGGGGTATTCCTGCAAGCGCATGGACTCGTCAGTTTGTTGTTCAGCGGCAAGCCAACGCCACCATGCAATCTGGTGGTCATCAATCTCGACGCCGTACAGCATCTTTACTTCTTTGGCCCACGCTTTCTCTT